TTTTTCAACCCTCGTATGTTACAAGCAGTTAACAATTTTTTATTGCACACAGAAGATCTTCCGTGGAGAGATCCGATGCTGATTCAAGGAAAATACTTTGACAATCACAGACAAACACTAACATGGTGGCCTCACCCGGTGTTCGAGGAACTTTACGATATTCTCAATAATTTAACCGAACAACTAAACACACTGTTTAACACATCTTGTAATTTTAAACATGCGTATTTCTGGAAAGACACTGAAAGATTTGCCATGAAATCGCATACAGATAACCCCATTATCGCCTATAGTTTGCAGATATATTTGACTAAAAATTTAGATCCATCGTTCGGAACAACTTTTTACCACAACAATCAAGAATTTAAGGTTAAGCCTGGCATGAATTGTGGCTATCTATTGGATAACTCCAAAGAAAAAGTATGGCATGCTCCGACCCGACAACTGACGACTGGAACAACCCGATATAGTCTATACGCTATATGGGGAAATGAATAAATACTACAAACTTGGAGTGAATGTTGGAAAAGAAAATACGTAGCATCTTGACAGAACTTGCCGAAATGCCCGTTACACGAGACCGTGCTAATTTGGTAGAGAGTCGTGCGAGCCATGTAATACAGGGTGCTATTAATTTGATTAACTATATAAAAGAAAACTACAGTCCTGAACATGCAGACCAGCTTGAACGCAGGTTATTAAACAGTATTAAGTCGCACGATCCAAACAAATTTATTCGTGGTGTCAGGAGATTAAAAAATAATGAAGATTAACGAAATTTTAAAAGAATTAAAATCAGTAGATGCAAGTGGGAACCGTGTACGGATAAAAGATATTATTGGCAAACCAGAACCAGTGCAGACCGTCGAGCCTGACGATTATGAAGATTACAGTGCCGAAGTAGATGTTGATGAACCTACAGTAGATGTTGATGAACCTACAGTAGATGTTGATGAACCTACAGTAGATGTTGATGAACCTACAGTAACATCCGATCCAATTGATACAGAAATGGAAAAGGTTAACGCTAACATCAAACGCAAAGTTGATTACTTGGTTAAGCAAGGTGTACTACAAAGTGGAAGAATCACTGACGCAGAAAAACAATATATTGACAGTGTAGACGTTTATGTTGATCCTAACAAGTTTGCTAATACAGACCCTAGTGAAGTTTATATCCAAGCAACTCCGCCACATCCAAGCAACTACGGTGCCAGTGTGACAATACCGTTATCCAAGTGGATGGAAGCACAAGGGCGAGACGGGTCGCCATTTACGGGGTACGTAGGATTTAACCGTACACCTGCAGGATGGTGGACTGACGATTACAAAGCATACGTCAATCCTAGAAATGATTTAGACAATTTAATTGCCAGTTATCGCAAAAAATGATAATACTTGAAGGCGGAAATATATTTAAAGGTGCAGACAAGCAACCTTTAACACAACGTATCAAACGTGAGGATATTCCTGCCACTGTAGCCTGGCTTGAAAAAGTTTCCGGACTACCATTTCCCACAAACACTTGGTTGGGAAGTACAGGCAAAAAAGACACATCAGGTGACCTTGACTTACAGGTAGATGCCAACACCACTGACAAAGACACACTGGTACAAATACTATTATCTGCAGGTGTTGCAAAAACGGATATTAAGAAATCAGGCGATAGCGTACATGTTAAAGCACCTATAGCAGGCGACTCTAGTAACGGATTTGCACAAGCAGATTTGATGTTTACAGATGACCCAGCCTGGCAATCCTTTGCTATGGCAGGCAGTAGCGAAGGCAGTGTACTACCAGGTATGGCAAGACACATTATACTAAGCAGTATTGTTGCTGAACTACAGCCTAATTTAAAGTGGAGTTATAAAAACGGATTGGTTTTTAGAGATACCAACCAACCTTATGAGAACGGCAAGAGTCCGGCTACACTAAGCAAGGTAACTGGCATTCCTGTAGCAAAGCTCAGCTCAGCAGATGATATTGTCGCCGCTATTAAAGGCGCAAGCAATTACGAACAACTGATCAGCAGAGCAAGAGAAACACTTGAAAAGTCAAACATACAGTTACCAGAGTCAGCACCACTGCCAGGCACAGGTGCTTGGTTCAACAGCATGGCAGAAAGTAGCAAGTTTGGTTTTGTAAAAAGCCTTACAGAAAACACAAAAGGTCGTACTCCGCACCCAGAAGATGCTATATTCTCCGGCAGTGCCGCGGCTCAGCAAGAGTTAGCAGGGCTTGATGCGCTAGTAGCAAATCCAAACAAACTAACAATCAAGTGGGACGGATTCCCGGCACTTATATTTGGACGTGATCCTGCAGATGGCAAACTAGCAGTTATGGACAAGTACATGTGGAACAAAGGCATACTTGCTAAGAGTGTGGATGAGTGGAAACAGTACGACAGTACCAAAGCATCGGGTGGTTTGCGTGGAGACTTGTACAACAAGTTAGCACAGATTTGGGCAGGACTTGATGCCGCAACTACCGGAGCAGGCTTTTACTGGGGTGATTTACTATACAGTGGACAGTTGCAAGCACAAGGTGGATCATATAACTTTAAACCCAACACAGTAGAATACCGTATACCAGTTAACAGTAACTTGGGTAAATTAGTTGGCAACAGCACAGGTGGTATTGTGGTGCATCAGAAGTTTGATAAACCAGGTGGAGCAAGCACACAATGGGACGGCAGTGGTTTAAAAAACGTACCGGGTGGTGTAGCAGTACTGACACCAAGTGCAGGATTACGTTTTGAATTAAAACAACCTGTGCAGTTGGAAAAACGTGCCAAAGCCGCAGTACAACAACACGGAAAAGCAGTTGACGAATTACTTGCTCAAATACCAGCCAGCACTATTCAACAGATACAACGTTACTTTAATCAATTTGTAACAGGACAAACCAAACAACCACTTTACACATGGTTGGAAAGCAATACCAGTGGGAAACAATACCAAAATCTAGTAGGTGATGATTACAGTGGGTTATTATTTGCACAGGATGCCCAAGGCAAGCCTGGCGCAAGCCCAGGGTACAACGGACTTAATGCTATATTTGGTGCCATACTACAATACAAGCAAAACTTACATCAGCAATTAGATTCACAGATTCAAGGGTTTGAGCAGTATGTAAATGACCAACCTGCAGGCGAAGGTTTTGTATTCCCTACTCCACAAGGACTAGTAAAGATAGTAGATCGTGCTGGGTTCAGCGCGGCTAACTTTGCAAAGTAACAGAGCAACAGCCTACTTTTTCCTAATTTGCATAAATATTTGCATATTGCAAAACACCGCATAAATTTAATTAAATTTAGGAGAAATTAAAATGCCCGGAGTAACAAAAGTACATGGCGACAGCAACCTAGTAATTAACGTTGGTGACGACCTAACACAAAATGCAAACGCAATAATTATCAACACTGGTATTTCATCACCACTTAGCGCATACAGCTTCCAGTTCGTAGCTGGTAACATCGCAGGTGAATTATCACGTGGTACTAATGGCACGCCAGGTGCTGTTGAAACATTGTTAGAGGCACTTGCCGCTAACGCATCAGTTTTAGCATACCAAGTTGACGTCCCAGTAGCAGCCAATTCACAAGTTAGTGTTCTTTTAGAGCGTAGCTCATGGACGACTGCAGCCGCTATGCAGGTTGCATTACGTGGTACATTGGCAGCAAACATTGGTGCTAACGGTCCTATGACCACAACCACAATGGCAGTTATTAACAACGGTTTAAAGTTAGCGTAAATAGCTAGATCGTAGTAAACAGAAAAAGCAGGCTTGGTCTGCTTTTTTTGTGGTTAACTATAAATACTAACATAGACATTTATTAAAATTAGGAGAAATTAAAATGCCAGGATTAGACGACACTAGAAAATCAAAAGATGGAGGCGGATTAGGGCCGCGTACAGAAGTTATTACACTTGCAAAGACTAACATGACCCAGGCTGAATTGGATGCGGCACTTCAGTATCTTGAAGCTGGCGGAGCTGCAGGAACTAACGATGGATTCACAATTGTAGGAGTTCAAGCAACTACACCTGCAGGCGCATTTGTTAGCGGCACCACAGACGTAGTTCACGTGGCAATACAAGGCACAGGCGTTAATACAATTGGTAGTAACTTTGGTATAGGAACAACTGGGGTAACAGCGGCATTGGTTGTAACTTTCAATAACACGTTAGGTGAATAATAAATTCTAACTAACTAGCTAGATCGTAGTAAACAGAAAAAGCAGGCTTGGTCTGCTTTTTTTGTGGTTAACTATAAATACTAACATAGACATTTATTAAAATTAGGAGAAATTAAATGGCCGGAATAACAAAAGGAAATCCTATAGCAACTACGCTAGGGTATGAAGTAATCGGTAAAGACGCACAGTTCTTTACAATTGACTACATTAACGCAATTAATGGTTCAGCTGGTCCAGACGGCGCACAACAAGCAGTCTTAGAAACAATCATGGATACAGCTACAATTCTCGCCGCAGGTCCATTAGGTAATTCAAACACAGAACAGACTTTCATGACCGAAGGTGCTACAGCAGTTGTAGTTGGTACATTACAAGCGGCAATTAGAGAATTGGGTACAGTTGACTCAATTGACTTATCAGGCGCTACTGTTACCGCTAAAACACTTGTAATTGCTGTATAATAATAGTAATAGGTTCTAACTACACTAGGATCGTGAAAAAGGTGCTACGGCACCTTTTTCCACGGCTAAATATTTGTGGAGACAACTTATGGCAGGGATATCAAGAAGTTCGGGCTACGAATTTGCAGGAGTAACCGACAAACTTTATCGTTTAGGTGGTAGTATCAGATTTTTTAAGATCAGCACCGGAGTAGATCTACGATTTGAAGATGACGGCTCAAACGAAGCATATGAAGCTGTCCTGCATACAATACCAGGTCTACTCGCAGTAAGCTCAGTTGGTGCAACTGGCACCATACACGTTTGTGTTGAAGCACATAGTTGTTTGGATGCATCTCCACTACAAGAAAGAATTCGGGCGTTGGGCACAGGGAACGGCGCAGTTAATTTGAGTAGCACAACAGTTATTGAAGGTACAAGTTTCACCATCGCATAATTACACCATAAATATTTTTATGATATTTTATTCGGCGTTTACATTAGTTGACATCACCCCAACTGGTATTACTAGACACCGAAAAGGTGAAGAAAAACAGCGTGATCAACAGCGTAACTGGGAAACAGTATTACAAGTAATTGGACTTAGAGCACAGCCGCAAATGATTGAAGGCCCAACATCAAGTAATTATTTTATAACCAGCGATAGTAATCTCTTTGGGAACATGTTCAACGGAGAACAAAGAGTTTGGCACTTTAGTTTTGGTGTAGATGCTGTTGATGTGTGGCAGGATCAGGATAGCAATAACGTAGGATTTCTGTACGCGGATATCGCAGAAGTACCAATTATACAAGGACTAGACGAAACAGCACGTTTTATGTTGCCTATTTTTTATCCATATGGCCCAATTAAAAACATACATGTTATTGATCAACGTATAAATTTATAAATACTATACACTATTACGGCACGTTACAAAGCACACATTATGGCATCTGACACTATTAAAATCACAGAACCCTGGATTGATTTACAACAGAAACCGAAACTGAAACGGAACAACAGATGGCACAGAGTGAAAGAAAAAGCCTTGAAGCGCATGTCGATTTATGCGCTGAGAGGTATGATACATTGCACAAAAAATTAGACAGACTTGATGAACGTCTTAGTGGCGTTGAAGAACACATGTTACATGTTCGAGGACAGTTGTCTTTGATTAAAACCAGTAGCGAAAACGAATCCAACAAGACACTTATTGGAGTTATGACCGCTGTAGGTGCGGCATTGCTTGCAGGATTGATTGCAACTATTGTCCAATTGACTATAAAATAAACATGAAGATTGTAGAACTAGTAAATAAACTTAGCTTACCTATTACCAATGAAGAATCAGATGTACTAGGACAATTCCAGGAAACTCCTGAAATTAGAAAAGCTGAGTTCAATGAAAGAGAACAAGAATTAGCAAATTCACTTGTTAATAAAGACATATTACTAAGACACAAAAATGAAGAAGGTCGCATTATCTACAAAAGAAGAAAAGGTATTAACTGATATAGTACTCAGCTTGGGTGTTACATACCTCAAACGATTTACAAAAAAAGAACTTAACAAATTTAAAAATAAACCTGTAATTATTCCCAGTGGTGATTACAGGTTTTTTGTTGGCCCGTATGTGGTTAACGGATTACAGAAAGACTGTTGGCAAGTAACGCTAGATGGTCGGTTGATACATAATTTCCTATCAAAAATAAATGCATTTTTATATTGCGTAGCGGTTATTACAAACAAATACAAGCAGTCCAGAGACATCATTGAGTGGGATAATAAGCTAGGCAACTTAACCTCAGATATACTATATTATGAGAAGCACATTAAACTAGCAACAGATTGCGGTGATATTGATAGAAAAGAAATTATAGTAAATAGATATATAGATGCTAGGTTACAACAAACACACGCTTTGGTCAATTTACAGAAAACAATTAACTCGGCTAAATACAATAACTTTAGGAATATGAACAATGAGACTAACCGAAATGAACACTAAGCCATCGGCTACTAAAATTAATAAAGTTATGGAAAGCCGTTTTGGTAACAAAATCGACTTTGCTAACTTAGACTTTGGTAAAGCGTACAATTTAGCCAATGCTCTAACAGAAAGCCTCGACAAGATTAAAAACAGTCATGGTATCCACAAAGCTGAGCAGAACCCAAAATATATGCAGTTTTTACTGGTGCGTGAAGGCATTCACAATTGGATGATTGAAAACAAAGATCAATTAATCCAAGAAAGTGAAATGGGTCGTAGCCAGGCTATACTAGCCGCTAAGGATATGGTTGACAGCGTACAAGACATGCTTGAAGATGTTAGCGAAATGGCTAACGAGCAGATGCCAGCACTACTTGACACAATACGTGATCAAATTGGCATGACTGAAGCAGAAAACTTCAAAGGCAGTGTTGGTGGTATACTAGAAACTCTTCAAGCCGCAATCAGTTCATCACGTGAACAGATGGACATGGCAGCTCGTGCATTAGCAGGCGAACAAACAGACCAGCCAATGGACATGGCAGTTGATGCACAAGCAGGTATGGCTCCTCCAGTAGAAGCGGGCGAAGTTGACGTTGAAGTTGGTGACGAGTTTGATGCCACTGAACCAGCCGCAGGTCCAGATGCAATTGGTCGAGCAAAGCGAGACTAACTAAATGAAGCTATCGGAAGTTATTGTTGAACATATAATTGACGACATGCTTGAAGAGGGTGGCGAAGAATACGAAAACGCCGCCCTGCTTACTATACTAAGTTACCTACAAAGTAGAGCCGCTGACACACACAAACAACCTCGTATACGTGCTGATAGTCTAATTAATCTTGTGCAAGGTGCGGGATACCCCCAGTTTAACTTTGACACATTAGTTAACGTTACCAAGAACAATGATAGTGTTAAAAACATTATCAAAGACATTAAGGATGTTACTGTTCAGGCCAAAAACGGTAAAGTAACACTGGGGCAAGGTGGCGAACTGGTTAAGTACGTATATATTAATCCTGTTGATGCTGATGATGAAAACATAGACACCGAGCAAGATTCTGCTCCTAAAACAGCGCCTGAGAAGAAAGTTGATTCGATGGCAAAACGTGCCGCAAAAGCTCGCCCCAAGCTCTAATTTCTATTAGATATAAACTTGACATTAGTGCATTATAGTCTTATAATGTTACAACAATACAATGCTTAAAATTTTCTTTTATCATGCCAATGATACATTGGGCCTAGGTACCGACCGACAAGTATTTTTAGGTATTGCCGCACTCTATCTTAAAACTTACATCGATTATAATAGGAAGAATATTGCTGATCAAATTGAGTGGATGGTACCGGTTCAGCAAAAAATGTCAGATGAACAATTAATTGAAAAAATAAATCAAAACAAACCGGACATATTCTGCACAAGCCATTATATTTGGAACAACGACTTTTTATCAAACCAAATACAGCGTATTAAACCTCATGTGAATAAAAACATTTTATTTGTAGCAGGAGGCCCTAGTGTTGATGTAAACATAAATGATAATTTTTTTCAAGACAATCCAGCAATTGACTATGCTCTATATGGTTCCGGAGAGTGCGGATTTGCCGATCTAGTAGAAAGTATTATTAATAACAAGAAACTTCTTAAAATTAATACCAGTAATATAGCATGGTTTGACTTGAAAACAAACAAACAAATAGTAGCTGACTTTGTATATGTGCCACAATTGAAAGTAAGTCCGTATACTAACGATGTTAGTTTGTTTTCCAAGATGGTAAAACAAATGTTAGATAAGAATCTACTAATTATTGTTCCTTATGAACTTACTAGGGGATGTCCGTACGCCTGCACATTCTGCGACTGGAACAGTGGTCTTACTAACAAAACCACAAGACGCAAAGGCACATACGTAGATGAAATTGATTTGTTTCATAAGTTGGGTATAAAAGGTATCTACTTGGCAGATGCTAATGTTGGGCAGTATGAAGAAGACATTGACATGGTAGTATATCTAGCTAAAAAGAACACAGAAGAAAATGCTGAGTTCAGGGTTGACGGTAATTTTAGTAAACTAAGAAAAGAAAATAATTTAAAAATATATCATATTTTAGCAAAAGGAGGGCTAATTACTGATACTGCTGGGTTCGCACTTGCGATTCAAGATATTAATCAAGCTGTGTTGGACAACATCGATAGACCTGACCTAGGCTGGGTTACTCATGTGGAAATAATGACAGAGCTACGAGAACATTATCCTATGAAACCCAGTGTTGTGCAGTTAATTCAAGGACTTCCAGGGCAAACTGTTGAATCATGGAAACAAACTCTCAGCACTGTGGCAGATGAAGCCACGTTCATGCAAATATTTATTAGTGAACTACTATCAGCTAGTCCTGCCGCTAGGGACAAGACCTACCAAGACCGTTTTAAGTTTGAATATAGTAATGCTGAACGATTTAACGGCAAAGAGTTCTTCTCAGGACAATTCACAAAATCATGTGTGAGTTTTTCACAGCACGACTATGCTGAAATGTCAGTATGGTCAACATTTTATTCCGCATTAGTTTATTTTAGGAAACATTCCTCTGCCCGGTTTGACTTTAATGCAGTGGTCAGATCCTTTGAACAGTCAACGACGTATCAAAGTTTGTTAGCCAATTTAACGCAGAACTGGTTAGTACACAATAAGTTTTTTTACACGCTTGGTTTTGACAACGTTCCTCTACTTGGGAACCCGTTAAGCGGTTGCCATATCAGAAATACAGGTATACTATGGACGTCCAACATTAAATTTCTGCAACTAGTAGCAAAACACTTAACCGATGATATTTCACCATCGGATTATGTAAAAAATAGTTTAACAATAAAGGACGGGAAAGTTCTTGTCAACTTTGCGTCAACTGCGTCAACATTTCAATACCTTGATTTCTAATAGATAAATTAAAATTTTTTGTATAAAAACATATGATAACTGAAAAGTATAATTACAAACCCATTGACAGAGTAACCATTGATGGTAAAAGATTCTACGCAACACCCACAGGCAATAAATTGCCCAGTGTAACAACTATCCTTGATAAAACAAAACCTGCTGAAAAGATACAAGCCCTACTCAACTGGAAGAAGCGTGTGGGCGAAAAGAAAGCACAGGAAATTGTAACTGAAGCCGCCAGTCGCGGAACACGTATGCATGCTTATCTTGAACGCTTTGTAAAGGAAGACGACTTGGGTGCGTTTCCTACTAACCCATATGCACAGACTGCATGGTTTATGGCCGCACAAGTCGTGTTAAACGGGATGGATAGTGAAAATGAATATTGGGGTTGTGAAGTACCAGTTTACTATGATGGATTATATGCAGGTACAACTGACTGTGTTGGTGTGTGGAACGGTAGGCCTGCTATAATTGACTTCAAACAAACCAACAAACCTAAAAAACGTGAATGGATTGAGGATTATTTCTTGCAGTTGACAGCGTATGCACAAGCACACAACGAAATGCATGGCACAGATATCAATACAGGCGTTATTCTTATGTGTGTAAAGCCAGAATCCAACAATGACACTCCACAGTACCAAGAGTTTGTGCTAGAAGCTGATGAGTTTGACCACTGGAGTGAGCAGTGGATGAAGAGAGTTGAGCTATACTATGAAACCGCATAAATATAGAATAATGAGGATTTGTTAGATGGCTGTTACCCAAATAAGTAGAATTCAAAATAGACGAGGTCTTAATCAAGACTTACCACAACTTGCAGGCGCAGAGCTTGGATGGAGTGTGGATACACGTAAGTTATACATTGGTAATGGTACCATAGAGGAAGGTGCACCAGTTGCTGGCATTACTGAAGTGTTAACACAATACACCGACCTTGCCGCTTTGATTGGTTCGTATACTTTTAAAGGAAATGTAACCGAATATACCGTTGAGACTGGTTCAAGTATTCTTAACCCCACAGTACGTAGTTTCCAACAGAAATTTGACGACTTTGTAAATGTTAGAGACTTTGGAGCATTAGGTAACGGTGTAGCAGACGATACAGCATCAATCCGACGTGCCATTGAGCAGATATATAAAGAATCAGAAAATAATTTCGATACTCGCACACGAAGAACAATTTATATTCCTGCAGGAACTTACATAACCAGTAATGTTATCAGCATTCCACCTAACGCTAGCCTAGTAGGTGATGGTCCCAACAGTACAACAATTAGTTTGCAATATGGAAATTTAAGTGTAGCAAACATATGTGACAGTGCATTCCAAAGTGGCAGTACAATTGGCTCAGGCGGCGCTACTCTACCTGACAGTATTGAAATAAGTGGTATTGGCTTTACAAATACTGCCCAAGAAATCCAATATCCACTGTTAAATATTGACAGTGCTAGTAATGTTAGAATAAACAATACTAGATTCCAGTCTAATATTAAGGCAGGGTCAACATACCCTAATGTAGTTGAGATACTCAGCACCAGCACAAGTACAAGAAACGTTGTCTTAGATGGTGTACAAATTTTAGGTGGTGGTAATGGTGTTGTTAACATGGGCGCCGGCACAAAAGCCTTTAGTATTATAAACTCTCAAGTTGATGACTTGAGTAATGTAGGAATTGTACTAGGTTCTATAGACAGTTACAGTAGTATTAATAACTATTTTGGAGTTGTTGGTGCGGTTAGCCAGAATACAGGGGCTGTAAACAGTGTTTCGTTTGGTGATACATACTTCTCAGGCGCGGCTGCATTGACAGGTGCTTACCTGGGTAACTTAAACCTAGGGGTAGCACGTAGTTCTAGTATTAGCACTGCACAACCAGTCATTGCAACTTTTGTTGCTGATACATCAGGTGAAATAAAATACGAAGTTAGTAACAGTTCAGCCAGACGCTTTGGCACATTCCAATTTAGCACTGACGGGACACTAAGTGAGTTCCACGATCAACATGTTGAGAGTGGAGTAGGTGTTAAGGCAAACGTACACGCCAATGCAACTAGTTTGATGTGTTCGTTAGAATCCGGCACAGGTACATTTAAATATAGCATCAACCAGTTTATTAGTTAATACATGTTCAAGTTACAAACTAGTGCTTCACGTTTGAAGTACTGGAAAAACTTTCGATACAAGATCGACCAACTTCCTTTTGAAGAAGCATTACAGGAAACAGTAGATTTCTGGCAGTCCTGCCCTTGGACTGCCTTTTATTTGGACGTCAACAATCCCGAAAGTTGGCCAAATGCCTGGGATTTAATTATAGATAACTACTATTGTGATCTTGCTAAAGTCCTGGGAATAGTGTATACTTTATATCATAGCAAGCACGGAACGAATTTAGAACTTGAAGTACGTGTGTATGTTGATCCAAGCACAGGTTATCAATATTGTATAGCCTATTTGGATCAAGGAAAATATGTACTTAATTTGATTGACAACCAGGTGTTAAATAACACTGACATTGCAGAAACATTAACACTGAAACGTTGCTATGAAGCAACAGAACTAAAATTAGAATAATAATGATGGGGCACGAATGACACAAATTCAAGTAATCAAGCGCGATGGAAGCAAAGAAGAACTCGATATAGAAAAAATGCACAAGGTTGTTATGTGGGCAACTGAAGGTATCACAGGTGTAAGTGCAAGTGAAGTAGAACTAAAAAGCCACATCCAATTTTATACTGGGATCAAAACAGTAGACATACAAGAAACACTTATCAAAAGTGCCGCTGACTTGATCTCAGAAGAAGCTCCAAACTATCAGTATGTTGCTGGCAGACTAATCAACTACCATTTACGTAAACAGGTGTACGGTGACTATACGCCCTGGCATTTGCTTAAATTGGTTGAACACAATGTAGAACAAGGATTTTATGATCGCGGACTGCTGGAAGCATACAATGCTGATGAGTGGACCAAGATGGATAATTATATCAAACACGATCGAGATGAAACCTTTACCTATGTTGCCATGGAACAATGGCGCGGCAAGTACCTTGTACAGAATCGTGTTACTGGTGAGATGTTTGAAACACCACAAATAGCTTATATGCTGATTGCGGCTACACTGTTCCAGAGCTACCCCAAGGACACACGACTACAATGGGTAAAAGATTATTATGACGCAATCAGTAACTTTGATGTAAGTTTACCTACTCCTGTTATGGCAGGTGTGCGCACACCACAAAAACAGTTCAGCAGTTGTGTGCTGATTGAAACAGACGACAGTTTAGACAGTATCAATGCAACAGCCGCAAGTATTGTTAAGTACGTGTCACAAAAAGCAGGCATTGGCATTGGTGCAGGACGTATACGTGCATTAGGTGCACCTATACGCAAGGGAGATGCTTTTCACACAGGCGTAACTCCTTTTTACAAGTTATTCCAATCTGCTACACGTAGTTGTAGTCAGGGAGGTGTAAGAAATGGTGCCGCAACACTTTACTATCCAATATGGCACTATGAAATCGAAGACCTCTTGGTCCTTAAAAACAACAAAGGCACAGAGGATAATCGTGTGCGTCAAATGGACTATGGCGTACAATTTAATAAGTTAATGTATGAAAGACTAATCACAAATGGAGACATCACTGTGTTTAGTCCGCATGATGTACCGGAGATGTACGAAGCGTTCTTCAATGATCAAGACAAATTCAAAGAGCTATACGAGAGAGCAGAACGTAACACAAAACTGAGGAAGAAGACCTACAAGGCAGCAGATCTGTTTAGTAGGTTTATGCAGGAACGCAAAGACACTGGAAGAATTTATTTACAGAACGTGGATCACGCTAATACGCACTCACCGTTCGATGAAAAGATCGCGCCTGTGAAGATGAGTAATCTTTGTGCAGAAATAGATTTACCAACTGTGCCATTGAAAGATGTCAATGACGAGGATGGTAGGATCGCCCTGTGTACTTTATCAGCGATCAATTGGGGCAATGTAAAAAGCCCACATGACTTTGAGAAAATGTGCAAGTTGGCAGTACGCGGCCTAGATGCACTGTTGAGTTACCAAGGTTATCCAATTAAAGCCGCACGTAAAGCAACAGAAGAGTTTAGACCGTTAGGTATAGGCATCATTAACTTTGCTTATTTCTTGGCTAAGAATGATGTAAGTTACAGTGACCCAGCGGCGTTGCCACTGGTAGATGAGTACGCAGAAGCCTGGTCTTACTACTTGATCAAGGCTTCTGCAGACTTAGCGGAAGAACAAGGTGCATGCACCAGATGGAACGATTTAAAATCTGCGCAAGGTCGTTTACCCATTGATACGTATAAGCAGGATGTTGACGAGTTGGTCAAGCATCAAGAGCGTATGCCATGGAATGATCTGCGAGAACAAATAAAACGGACTGGTCAGCGTAATGCAACCCTAATGGCATTGATGCCTGCAGAAACAAGTGCGCAGATCAGTAATGCTACCAATGGTATAGAGCCACCGCGAAGTTTTGTAAGCGTTAAAGGGTCAAAGCACGGCCAATTAAAGCAAGTTGTGCCTGAATATAGGCGGTTAAAGAACCGTTATGACCTATTGTGGGATCATAAAGGACCAGAAGGCTACATTAAATTATGTGGTGTATTACAAAAGTATATTGACCAGGGTATTAGTGTAAATACGTCTTACAATCCTCAGCACTACGAGGACGAAAAGGTTCCCATGTCACTGATGCTACAGCATCTGTTGATGTGCTACAAGTATGGGTTGAAGCAGTTGTACTATTTTAATACATACGACGGGCAAGGCGAAGTAAACATCGACGCACTAGGTGAATCAAAACAGCAAGAACTTGATAGGTTGGAATATCAAGAAGAATGCGAGAGTTGCGTAATTTGAGAGAAAAAATATGAGTGTATTCAATATCAACAGTAATAAAGATCACACCAAGTCTTTGGCATTTCTTGACAAAGCAGGCACACCAGCAATACAGCGATTTGACACACTAAAGTATCGTCAATTTGACAAGTTAACAGATAAACAGTTGGGATTCTTTTGGAGACCTGAAGAAGTTGATGTGTTGCGTGATGCAAAAGACTTTAAGGAACTTACTGAGTACGAAAAGCATATCTTCACCAGTAACCTTAAAAGACAGATCCTACTGGATAGTGTCCAAGGACGCTCTCCTAATCTAGCATTTTTGCCTATTGCTACTATTCCAGAACTAGAAACTTGGATTGAAACTTGGGCGTTTAACGAAACGATTCATAGTCGCAGTTACACACACATTATTCGTAATGTGTACAGTGACCCAAGTGTAGTGTTTGATGGACTACGTGATATCAAAGAAATTGCAGATTGTGCTAAAGACATTAGCCACTACTATGATGACTTGATTGAATCTGTACAATATTATAATTTACTTGGTGTAGGCAAGCACAAGGTCAACGGCAAGGAAGTTGTAGTTGATCGTTATGCCTTGAAGCGGAAACTATGGTTGTGCTTAAACAATGTCAATGCACTAGAAGGTATCAGATTCTATGTATCATTTGCTTGCAGTTGGGCATTTGCTGAGCTTAAGAAGATGGAAGGCAATGCTAAAATTATTAAACTGATTGCACGTGATGAAAACTTGCACCTAGCAAGCACACAAACACTTATTAAGTTGTTGCCGTCAGACGACAAGGACTTTGCAAAGATCCGCGAAGAAACCAAAGGGGAATGTGAAACAATGTTCCTCAATGCCGCGTCACAAGAAAAAGATTGGGCCAAGTACTTGTTTAAAGATGGAAGCATGATTGGACTCAATACAGAACTATTGTGTCAGTACATAGATTGGTTGACCTGCAAGCGTATGTCAGCCGTGGGACTTAGCTGTGGCATTAAAACAGGAAGTAACCCACTGCCGTGGACACAAAAGTGGATTGCCGGTGCAGAAGTACAAGTAGCACCGCAAGAGACTGAAATAAGCAGTTACATAATTGGGGGAACCAAGCAAGACGTGGACTCATCTACGTTTAGTGGCTTTACCCTTTAATCAAGGAAAGTTTATGAAGTTCGATGCTAGTAAGTTAGTACCTTACATGCTTCCTGTCCTGATCAGTTGCCTGGTTTGGTTGGTAAACAATATCAAGGAACAGGAAAAGCAAATAACTGTTTTGCAACACAAAATGATGTTGTTGGTATCCCCGCAGGGTAATATTGTACCTAGCGGTGGCAGTGCTAGAGTGAAAGCAGAAATTACTGAAGACTTACACAAACTAGACAAACGTATAACCATATTAGAGAACAAATGATAAAAGTATATTCAAAAAACAATTGTCCTTTTTGCACAAAGGCCAAAGCACTACTAGAGATCAAAGGTATAAAGTACACCGAAGTAAACATTGAACAAGATGCAGATGCAAGGAAACGCATCGTTGACGCTGGTTTGCGTACAGTACCTCAGATTTATATCAATGAACAACTGCTACCCGGAGGATACAATGGGTTAGCAGATCAATCAGACGAATTTTTCAATAAGCTCAAGGAGAGTTAACATGTTAGTAGAAAATAGTAAATGGGAAGGCCAAACCTGCACTTTAAAATTAATTACAGGTGAAGAAATTGTTGCAAAGGTAGTAAGCGAAACAACAGACCACTATAATGTCGACAGACCATGTAACGTAATGCCCGGGCAACAAGGTATTGGGTTAATTCAAGCACTGCTCACAGCAGATCCACATACCAGTGCGTCTATTCAAAAAGATCATGTTGTTATGATTGCTGAATGCATTGATCAAATCAAAACACACTATATCAAGACCACAACTGGGTTGGAAATTGTTAGGCCTTAACTAGCCGCCAGCAAACACATTTGGTGAGCCACTTATCATAGCACCGGCATCAGCACTATCACCAATTCTGCCTACACTGATACCATTGATGAAAACGCTACTTGACCCAGCATTGAGAACTGCCACGTGAGGCACACAGATTCCGGCTGGTATTAAATGAGACACAGTCGGAGCACCTACTACTATAATGTCAATACCGTTAGCATGAACAGTCCCATCGGTATTTGGAGCGGCAATGGTGGTTATACCATCGCAAAGGTGTCCGGTTGTTAGTGTGTCACCTACTCTACATATTATTGGCATAATATGTATTTATACCAAAAAATTTGATTATACCCCACTATTATAGTATAATAGCAGTTGTTAACTTACATCCGACTCGCTTTTAAATACTGAATGCGGTAAGATAGGAGAAAAACATGAAGCAAGATCTAACCAAATGGCTAAGATTAGTAACATTTTTTCTAGGAACGTGGCTGGTAGTATATGCAATTATTGCAGTCACTGGTAATGTTAAAGCGCCAGCAAAACAAGCAGTGGGCGCAGAAACTATCGAAATTATTAACACAGCAGTAAAGCAATCGCCTGTTGACATGAGACAGGTTAGGCGAGAATTGGATTGCCTTGCTAGGAACATATACTGGGAAGCTCGTAGTGAGCCAGTCGAAGGTATGATTGCGGTAGCGCAGGTCACTCTTAACCGAGTGGCACACAAAAGTTTCCCTGATGATATATGTGATGTGGTATATCAAGGCCCAACCAAAGCATCCTGGAAAGACAAGAGTGTATATTATCCTGTAAAACATCGTTGCCAATTTAGCTGGTACTGTGATGGTAAATCAGATCGCATTCCATCAGTTAATCAAACTATCTTTGATCGTTGCTACGAAGTAGCCAGACTGGTACTGATTGAAGGTACTAGGCTGCCCAACATAAAACAAGCAATATTCTATCATGCAGATTATGTTAGCCCTGGCTGGCGTTATCCTAAATTGGCTAAAATAGGCACACACATATTTTATGGTGACAGGCATGCCATAAACTAATCACCTAATGTAACTGCCAAATAAATACCTATATAGGAGGGCAGTAGAATGAGTAAGCCTACCACAGATAAACTTGGTGAGATTGACGTAGTTGAAGACACAGAGCAAGACATAGGGGCAGAAGACTATGGCTTTGTGTTTGACAGCGAAGGCAATTTAAAGTATGCCTTTGTACCAGAAGTAATGTTTGATAATGACCCTCCGGACGTTATTAAAAAAATTATGAAAGTGTTGGATGTTACTGACCTTGAACAGTTTAATAACGACATTACCCTGCACTAAAACCACCACAAAGTTGCACTAAACAGCCCAATCCTGGGCTAAAACCACTCTAAAAACACTCTAAAAAAGTCTTTGTATACAATGACGTATAGTTTTGGTTGACGGCTTGTCCAAAAACATCTATAATACGTAGTATATTAACTAGTAACAGCAAGGGGCTAATATGTATAAAGTAGATTTTTACAGCTTTGGTTATTCAAAACAGTTTGACACCTTAGAGCAAGCGGTTGAGAACGCTACAAAATCTGGCTTTTCGTGTACTGTTTGGTTAGGTGATGCATTACTCCGTTGTTTCAAAACAACCTAAGTTGTTGATTATAAAGGATTTTTTTTGGTTGACAGTTTGTCCAAAAACACCTATAATACATAGTATATTAACTAGTAAGGAGCTAAAGATGCAGTTAACAGTTAAAGAGTTCGTAAATTACTGCAACGACTTTTACGGTATGGGTGGCGTATACGATATGGCCTTTACTAAAAAAGAAATAGCCCATGCAGTAGACATTTACTTTGGTCGCATGTCAGACCAAGTAAATTGGGGCGGTGGTGATACTGTAGACCGTGAACGTGTTTACGAGATTATGCGTGAAATTTATACTTTTGAATACAAAGTGGAGGTAGCGTAATGAAAAAATCAATTACCATGCAAGAACTTACGATGGCACAGGCCACATATAAAAAACTACAACTTCTTCAGGAAGAGAATGCTGACCGTATTGAAAAACTAGAGCAACTTTTTGAAGACTTGGATTCTGGTGTAGTAGCAATTAAGGTACCGGACAATTTACGTGCAAAAGAAGCTCAGATTGTTACCCCTCAAGTCCCTGCAATGCAGGGCATGACTCCACTAGGCATAATGCCAGAAAAGGAGGTAGCGTAATGACCAATAAAGAAATGGTACACTTTATTAATTCAATTGAGTACGATCTTATTTGTGCTGGTACAGAACAAGATAAGATGGACTTGCGTAAGAAATTAACTTTTAAACGTGAACAACTTGAACGTGAAATTCAATTAGAACAGCATCACTTCGATACACAACTGTCTTACTAAGAGGGCAAGATGTACAAGTTTATAATTTATCAGATGGAACGTGATAGTGACTTGTATCACAACAAGAGTTTTTATGGAAGAGATAGCCTGTTCTTCAACAAGGATCATGCAAGGCAGGCAATGGCTAAACGACAATATAAAAGGGTGGCATGTATACACGCTCATAATTTAAACGAAGTGCGGCACAAGGCCACCACTTCAGGCTACTTGCTCGATCATGTAGCCAAATTAGAAATTGGCGATGTGATAGAAAGTGAAACATATGGCAACCAGTACATTGTTGCTAATGCCGGGTTTGACAGTTTGAACGAAATTATTTTATAAACAAGGAGAACCAGTATGTCCAAAATTGCAGGAAGGTCAGACAAAGCAATCGAAGTATGCGGCGGCGATCAGTATTTACTGATACTGATGGCATCACAAAGGACTCGCGAGATTGCACAAGGTGCCGAGCCTAGAGTTACGGAAATCGAAGACGAAAAGGCAGCCAGTACTGCTATTAGAGAGATCGAACAAGGTTTGTATACAGTGGATGAATATAATCAAGATTCTAAATAACAGGAGAAACATTATGGCTAATTATGCTATGGCACCAAGAAAACGTTGGTATGTTGCAGAAGATGGTAAGGTAATTACACAACCATTTCCTAACAATCAGTCTCAATGTGAACTTATAATAACGCAGTTAAACGATGGTTTAGAAGAAACTGCACTTCGCAACCTAACTGTTGAATCGGAGGTAATTGAATAATGACTGACGTGTTAGAGTTTATATATGAGTTAAAGAAAATCAAACACTCCATTCATCCCAACATGACTTTGCAAGAGCAGGTTATGCTCAAAGAAGACATTGATTGTATTATCAACACCTACAACTCAGTTGTTGATGACTACAAAGATTGGGGCGACCAACAAGCACTCAAATACCTAGACTAAAAATTATTAACCTTACTAAGTATTATTATGCAAACATTACGCGAAGAAGAATTAGAGCAACTGGTTATTAAAATTGCTAACGGAGAAACTGACGTTACCAAACTCCAAGAGGAAGAGATGGAGCAGTTGATGGACTACCTTCATGAGCGGGCCGAGGAGTTAGTTGACACTGAAGATGACGAAGTTGGGCAACAGTTACTCCAGTTGTTGGACATGCTTGGTCATGTTGTTGATAACCGTGTTGAGGCAGAAGATAACGAACAATTTATGGAAGCTATAAAAGAAAGTATGCAGAGAGGCAATTTTTACTTTGAATTGGGTAGTTTTATAGTACATTGACTAAATATACCAAAATCAGTTAAACTGTCACATAACTACTCTCTTATTCCTTTAAATATCCTGTAGCCGCAATTTAATCGCGGCTCATTAAATGGAGATATAAAAAATGGAAATATTAGCCACAATCAAAACGTGGGCAGGTGAATTAGCTGAAGTAGTTGTTTCAGTCCTAGCATTAAGTATTGTTTTAGAACTATTAATGGGCAACTCAGCAATTCCGTTCTTGCCAACCCCAAGTGTTATCGGTAACGTGACAGATGTTGTTAACACATTGGGTGGTCAAGGTCTAGTAGGCTTGTTAGCTGTTTGGGTCTTGTATACCGTTTGGAAAGCTAAGTAATCGCTTTTTAAATTTTTCAAGTTAATCAATAAACCCGCTGGAGCGGGTTTATTTTTGACTAAATACTCTTATTAGCATACTGAGGGTAATCATGAAGATTAAAGATATTGTAGAAGGCGAGGTTACCTCTAAAGGTAAAAGCTGGTTAGCCAGACAAGGTGAAAAACTAGGAAAATTTGTTGGCGACTTTGCACAAGGTGAAGCTGGAAAAGTTCGTAAACACTTTGCACCACCAAGGTACCACAACTTTACCCCTGATGAGTGGAACGATGTTGGTAATAGAACGGGTTTTGCTGATCTATTAGATCAGCCATCAAAGGAGACATCGTCACCGTCGCGGCCGACTGGTTCCCAGCCATCAAAGCCAGTACTACAAGTCAAACCACCACAGCCACGACGTGTAAAACCACCACAACCAATGGGATCAACGGGATTAACGAGATCGTCACAAATACCAAATCGGGTAGACGAAATGCGTATAACAGACATTATACGCACCGTATTAGACATAGTTGACCAAGCAGAACAGCCAGCACAGGAACCTATGGTTGCTATAGCTGTCAGTGAGCCAGACCAAGAGACCATGGACATGCAAGCATTAGCTGGCATATTAAAAGTAGGCGATGATGGCGCATGTGATGTCTGCGGACGTGATCCATGTGGTTGCGACAATGCAGGATATGCTAACGAGCCTAAGGAAATTATCGCTCCTATGCAAGCCGCATTTCCTTCAGGTGACGATGTACACAAGGCTAAGAACCCTGCAGACATTAGAACTGATGCAACCAGCATGTATCCAGATTACCAAGCAAGGAAATAACACATGGCCAACATTACCATCACAGTCAAAGGTCTCACAGGTAGACAAATACCTATAACACTAGACGACGGGTTACAGCTTGACGACGTCCCAGCACTGATCAGAGCACAGGAAGAAGAAAGTGCAAGTTTAACTGACGCCATGTACGGTGATATCTTTCTAAACACCAACCCACTCATAAACATTACCAACAATGGTACTGATACATTAGCAACTCTTGGGTTTGGTACTGGTACGTTCTTGATATGCAAGGCCAAAGCAGACGGTACACTGGAAGCTCGCCAAATACAGAAACTAGAAATTGCATCAGCCAAACGAGAATTCTTAGGTGACCCTGCTACATACGACAGAACTGAGTTACCTACAAGATATGTTGGCAACAACGTGGTCGACAATGCCAACTCAGGTGGATTGTTGTTAGGCCGACCTTGGGCGGAGTAACCAATGGCCAATATGGCAAATAGAAAGTACTTTGACTTTAGCGCCGCAATAGCACTTGACGATACTGGTGGCAACTCAGTACAGAATATTTTTGGCTACCAGACAGCCGCAACCACAGCCTTTAGAGCACTATGGGGCAAAACCGCAACATACGTTTTTCCTCCTGCCGCACAACAGATGCAGATCAAAAGCACCGAAAGCGCCGATACTATGCAGGTTCTACTTATCGGTCTTGATGCTAACTATGATGCCATCCAAGACACAGTTACACTGGCAGGCACAGCAGTGCAAACAACCACAGCAAGTTTTTTTAGAATCAACACCGCAATTATTCTCACAGGATCAAATGCAGGAACCATAGACATAGGTAACGACCTTGGGGGCTCTGCTACATTCTACAAAACCATACTGCCAGGAAATGGCAGATGCCAAGAGAGTTTTTATACAGTACCGAGAAATCATTGTTTCTTGTTGTATCGCATCGACGCATTCAGTGCTGATAGTACTGCTGGTAAACCTGCTATCTTTAGAAATCATGTTAGCAATGCGGTAGGTAGAGTATTGAATGTAGCACGAACTACTTTTGCTGACAACATGCACATCCAACGTCAGATGCCTTTCAAGTACGACGAGAAGTCTGATATACAGTTCCAAGCGGCCACCGCAAGCGGCTCACACGAAATCGCAGTGTTTGGCGAAGGTGTGTTGCATAACCTAACGCAGGTTTAATTGGCAAAAAATTCAGTTGACTAACTGCCCTGTTCCTTATATAATTAGCCAATTACCCAATAAATATACACTATGCTATTAGCCATACTTACATTCGTTACAGCAATATCCATTTCGTTCATTGCGGCTTGGTACAGTATTGCTGGCTTGATTGCAGTGTTCAGTGCCGCAGTCATGCCTGTGATTATCATGGGTGGCGCACTAGAAACTGGTAAGATTGTTGCTACAGTTTGGTTACACCAAAATTGGCATCGTGCACCAAGACTGTTTAAATGGTACTTGATCCCGGCAATTACTGTGTTGATGTTTATCACCTCAATGGGTATTTTTGGCTTCCTGAGTAAAGCACACATTGAACAGACTTCACTAA